GGATTGTTTTCAGTTGGATCAATTCCTTTTAATAATTCATCAGCAAAAGCTTCTGGTGTTGTAAAGTCTGAAAAAACACCTGTTTCTAGCTTTGCTTCACTTACTTTAGGTATAACTGTATTTACAATATATCCTTTAATGTCAGCATAACTAGTAACATCTTTTGCTGGATCGTAACCCCTACCTGAACCAATAGCATCATAATGTAAACGAGCAAACTGTTCTTTATCATTTATATCTACCCCATATCTATAAGCATATTGTGCCCAGGTAAGTCCTTCTGGGTAAGCTTCACTAACAGTACCTTCAATAATGCTATTTGGATCTTCAAGAGCTGCTGCATATTCTGCTTCTAATGTTTCTTTTTGTTCTCTATAATTGGCATCTTTTTCAAGGTTTTCATATTCAGAATCAATTGCTGATGTAGGATCCATATAAAACCCAGCATCAAAATTACGATCACCAATTGCTTGTATTTGATTTAACTTTGCTGCTGAATAAGCACTTGCTACATTTTTTAACGCAGTCATTGCATCTTCTGTTTGAAAAACATTTTGTTCATCTTCATCTAAAGTATCTAAATATGAAATAAATTCATCCATAGACTTGGATTTGTCAAAGCGTGGTTTTATAAAATCTTCAATAAAAGTGTTTCTAAATTCATCTTCAATTGTATAAATACGTTTTATTTCTTCATCACTATTAGAAAGCAAATCAATCGTTGCTTCTTTCGTTAACCCTGGATCTAGCTCATATTTTTCTAATAAACTATTCCAATTACCAGGGTCTTTTATTTCAAGGGCTCTTTCAAGACTTAGTCCAGTAGCTAAATTATTATCTTTTAATAATTTGTTCCATTCTTCTGGCTGTGTTTCTGGATCTAAAGATTCAATTGTTTCTTTAAAAGTATTCCACTTTTCAGTATCTAAAATAGGATCTAGATTTTCTATGTCAGCACTTAATTTACCTGTTACTTCTTCTAGTGTTTCGTAACGTTCTAATAAAGTTTCATCAAACCATTTTTGCCAATTGTAAACACTACTATTGTTAGAAATACCTGTAGCACCGCTTAATTGATTTTCAAGCGATTCAGTCATTTGATCAACGTTATATCCACCCATTGATAAGTAACCACCTATACCGCTATCTCCTATAAGTGAATTAGCAATACTGGAATTTGCACCATAAATTTCATTAAATCCTGGAAGCCCTCTATATATATCTAATTCACGTTCTTTTTTTCTTTGTTGATCTAATTCATCAACAGAAGTTTTTAAAAGATCTAATGCAATAGCTTGAAATTTGTCTTGTTCTTCTAAATCTTTTTTACCAAAAACATTAAATACACTTCCTTCTAAAATGCTAATACTTGCTGGATTAAGGATTGGTTTATTATTACCAAACTCATCTGTTTCATATTGAATATTTCCTTCTTCATCAAGAAGAAATGGATCATCCCAATCAACAGTTAAACCTCCACCGACCGTTCCTTTTGTAAGTCCTAGTAAATTATCACGATAGATTGATTTTTCTTCATCCGATAAAGCATCATAACTTTCAGCGTATGCATTTGCTAAAGCAGTTGCTTCGGTTGCATTTCCTCTATTGTCTCTATCTGGAATACCCTGATTTTTAACATCTGTATATTTTCCATGTAAATATAAATCATAATTATCACCATAAGCGCCTACAACATCTAAGTCAGGTAAATAACCTAAAACACTACTTTGTGCAGTCTTCCAGGTGTTTGCTGCAGATAGGCCTTTTGTAGTTCCAGCATAATAAGTAGAATCGAACTTACCGGTAGGTGGTTGGGCATAATCACCTGAATCTCTTTTAGGTACTTTATTAGCTAAATAAAATCCACTAAAGATACTATGATCACCGTTATTGTCATCACCGGTAAAATCTTCTTCATAAGAAGCGTAGACAGCTTTTCCAGCGCCTTCCATTAAGCCTTTATAATTTCCACCTCCTGTCTCATTAAAAGATTTTGCAATTGCATCGTAATTATCTTTTAATCCCGCACCAACAGTAGTCTTGTCGTATATTAATTTGTTATCTTTAACTGAAAACTTATTCCCTGGTAAGGCCCTGGCTTCCTTTTTACCATGATTTTCCCAATGATCAACTCCCCATCGTCTTTTTTGATTGTCTCTTTCTAAATCAGTTTCGTAATCATCTCCATCTTTATTTAATCTTATGGTTTGTTCTTTACCATCGAAACCTGTAAATATCGAAAAAGTAGCAAGACCTCTATCTTTACCTGTTCCTTCTGCTCCTAACCCTATAGCATCCGCATTTGCAAAATAACCTTCTCCATTATGCCAATCTTTAGCAAGTAAAGGCATTAGGTACCATTTTGTATTACCTGAATTATTTCCATTTGGATTCCAAGAGTGTGTAGCGTTATTGTAATAATCTTCGAGTACCTTTTCTCCTCCTTCACTTCTCTTAATAAGACTATAAACACCACTTAAATACTCTCCATGTCCTTGTGCAAGGCTTGCGTATCTCTGCCAGCCTGCATTTTTATGATTATTATTTTGTATCGTTGCGTCTAATGAATCATTTAAATCTGACTCACGATCCACATACCTAATATAAGTATCCGTCATTATGCAATTGCGTTATTGATGTAAGTATCAATAAATTCTAAAGTATTTGATTCCATCCAGTAAAGAATTAAATCAAGTTTTTCTACTGAGAAAAAAGATTGTTTTTCAAACCACGTTTCCATTTTTTCGCTTGCCTTATCTGAGTTACATTTTGTACACGCAGGAATTAAATTGTGGCGGCTACTACAACCTGAACGATACTTAGGAATAATGTGATCTAAAGAAGTGGCGTCTTCTCCACAATAAGCACATTTGTATTCCCAATCTTTATATATTTCTTCTCGAAAACGTTTTTTGGCTAGTCGCGGTGTTAGTTCAACAAGGAGGGCGAGGGGTTCGTGCTCCGTTCTGAACATGTTTTATTAGCCGTTATCTTATTTTAAATCCAATAACCTTAACAAAAAAACACTCACCTTAAATTAAAATAAATTACCTTGACGTTTTGTGTTGATAGATTAACTTGATTATGTAGATCCTATTTTTCAATGCCACAAAAAACTTGGTTTCCTGTCAAGCAAGCCTTGGAAGAGCTTGGTATTAATCGGCAACAATTGTTTCAAATGAGAGATGATGGTACCTGCAAACTAGGTACGCATTACGCAGCCTTTCCTGAAACACGATCAAGAGATAACTACCGTTGGAATGTTCCAAAAGTTAAAAAACTTTTAGCTAAGCAAGCAACAGTTATGCCAAGCACAAAGGGCGTGATTCTTTCTTTTGAGAAACGTTTAGTCGATGCTGCCTAGACGGAGTGTAATAAATCTTACGGACTTTATGAGCTAACAGAACATCGTCTAAGGGGGACACAAGACCAGTGTCTTGTATTTGTGTTAATTCTTTTATTAACGATTGCCAACAGCTCTTTGTTTTAAAGGGCTGTTTTTCTTTTAATTGAAATAAGAAAACCCACTGAGGATGCAGGGGGCGAACAGGTCTTTTTTTACACTGAAGATTAATTGTAAAGTCTTCGTTCCAAGTAAAGCTTTTTAATTCTTCTGGTGTTTTTCCATAAACAGCAACCATCCCAAATAACCAGGCTACTTTTTCAAGCCCTGGTTTTGATCTTAAAGAAAAAAACTCATCTAAAATAGCTTGATCCCTAGGCACATTACGGAGAGTCATAACTGACGGGGATAGTGTGTGTACTATACCGATTCAAAGAACTGGTAAGCAAGTAAAAAACGTTAGATCAAGAAACTCATAAGAAACTTGATATAAATAGTCTATATTATTAAGATTTACTTATGATTGGCCATCTGCATTTGGTTTTTGTCCAGAGGCTGGGATGTATGCCACGCCATTTTTATCGCGCATAATAAACTGCTGTAGCTCAATAAACTCTGATGGAAAATTAAAAAGCTTTTGTAGCATGGGTATCATGGTTGGTGATTGACAATTAAAAGGAGGAATATCCATATGACTAACACCGTAGTTAACAAATTCTGATAATGATTTTGTTTGTTCTAAAATTGTTTGGTCAATTAACATATTTTCCCATTCGGACATTAAACCTGCATCAATAGGAAAATCTGAAGGTTCAATTGGAAATTCACCAGCAATATATTTCATTGCATAAATATGTTTGCAATAACGATATTGATCTAAGACATATGTCCAATCATCAGATATTTCTGTAATATCTAAACCACTTTGTTTGTAGTCACCATACTTTGGCATACCTTCTGCAACTTGTGTAAGTGAAGGGTTGTCACCAAAACCACGTCGATATATTTTACCAAAATCATTGTATTGCCCAGGGGAGTCACGATATAGTGTTTTTGGATCACGCACATCTTTTACAATTCCACTTGCACCTACACCAGCTAGTTGATATCCACTAGGTGCAACAATTGTTAACGTTCTGTTTTTAACTACTTTGTCATTAACTTCTGTCATCATTGCATTAGATAGTTGTCCCAGCTCAAAAACTTCTTCTATTCGCCCTGGTTTAATACTGGCAACGTTAGCTCTTGGAAATAAAGGTTTTCTTCTAACGCCTAAACTAGATAAGTAAGCGTAATCACGTCGTGTGAAATCTTGACAAGAACAACAATATCTTGGTCCTGTCTGAAAGAATCTGCCTGAGTGAGGAGGTCTTCTTGCTGGTGTTGCTAAAATTCCATCAATTGTTCCTTGTACAGAGCCTAATTTTTCTAATTTTAAAATGCCTTGGTATTGGTCAATGCCCACCAGTACAGCTTGAACAAACCCAAAACGACGATTTGTTGTTGGATCTCTACTATCAATATTAATAGCTTGTCCTGAAACAGTTAAAATCTTGTCTTCAATAATGTCACCAACGATTGGTTTAAGCGTTTGATTTGTACCAGAAAAGGTAACAAATAAAGGAGGTGGAACAGGGTTAACTGTACTAAACGTACCGCTTAATTGTATGTACCAGTAGTTTTGATTCTCTTGTGGAACACCTAAGTACAACCTATTTTTATTTATTTCTCCTGAAATAGATAACAAAGTTCCTGTACTGTCTTCTAAACGATCAAACCGTAAATTTCCAGGCTCAATTTTACCTGCCCAATGAATGCCTAGTTCTTTATTCTTGGTAGGAAAACCTCTAAACACTCCTGACATTAAAGGTTCTCTTGCTCCTATCTGATCAACAGCACCTGTAGTTGTAGGAATAATATATTCAAATGGATATTCATAAGCGGTATTAGTTAGGTTTGCCGCACCTAATTCATAGCCTCTTCTCCAGCGAGACCATGTAGATTCTCGGTCCACTGTATATAAAGAGTTTGGTATTGATCCACCAAAAGCTCCTTCTATTGGTTGTACTTTATATGTCTCTACCTTAGGTGTACTTCCATTAAAAACAGAGCCTTTAAATTTACCAAAAGAAGTGCCTGCCCCAAAGGAGTTATTCTTCTTTTTTTTCATTACTTAATAGAAGCCACCTTGCGCGACGATGTGAGCACCTGGAATATATCCTGAAGCTGTATTGTATACACCTCGTTGTAAAACTCCCACATATAAACGATCACCACGTTGTAAATAAATACCCCGATTCTTTAATGGTGTTTTTGGACCAAGACCTGTTGTGTTTCCTTGTTGTGGAACAGGTGTTGCCAACTCAGGCATTACATCTGAGCAATCAACAAAACCTGAATTAGTTGGAACTGTTTTGCTAAAGACAGGAATATAATCACCATCACCAGGAATTGGGACTGTTGTACCACGTGTGTGGTATACAACAAAAGTAACTGCAGGAAGAGTTGTTGCACTTAACGAATTAAATGTAAACCCAGAAGCTGTTGGACTAGCTACACCAGAAAAATGAATTGCTGTATTAACAACATTTAATTCTGTTGTACCTGTGTACGTGTAATAACCTTGTCCGCTTTCAGACGGTGTTGTTAAAACACTATTTGATTCAACATAAATTACTTGACCTTTTTTGACACCAATAAAAGTACCGGAAGTATCTGCATTAATTGTGTAGTCTGTATGCACAGCATCAGACGTATCATCACGAAGAATAGTAATTGAATCAACAACACCACCACTGTTGTTGTCTGAACTTAAGGTGGCATCCATATCAACTAACAAACCAGGGCTTTGTCCGCCTTGTACATTAAGGTCAGTATTATTTCCAACAACTTGATTTGTCAGTCGTGTCCGGGATAGTAAAGGACGATCAACAAAGACAGGTTGCTTATTTGTATTGGTAGCTGTCATTTACTTTGTAATCTTATCTATCTATTTTATCCTACTATTAATAAAATCTACCATAACCTTGTTGATAGCTTTGAATTAAGTCTGATGCCTGTTCTCTCGTGATTTTTTCAAGCATGCCTTGGAAAGGACTAGCAGTAGCAGCAGGATTAGTATCAAGACCTCGAAACAATGGCCCTAGTAACAGTTGTTCAAATGGATCTGTTTTCTTTTTAGGTTCTTTTTTAGGTGCTTCTACACTAATGTTGTAAATATTTTCTTGTTTATTTGAGTCCTCAAAGTTTAAATTAGTAAACGCAGGATCTTTAGCGTTATAAACAGACCATGCCCCTGGACCTTGCAGATCATAAATGTACTTTGCTGCTCTTACATTTGTAACAGGATCATATAATTCTTCGTTAGATTTTAACCCCAAGGCTTTTCTACGTTCTGGACCCATTCCCCCAAGCATGTTGATTTGGAATAGCCCATAACTTAAATCTCCTGTATCAGCATTAGGATTTAAAGCTAGTGGATTTAACGAAGATTCCCGTTTGGCAATCTCTAACATGGCAGGAACTTGTTGTTCTGTAAAACCACCTTCTAATAAAAGTCCGGCTAATTTTCTTTTGCTTAGTGCTGTTGTCATTTTTTCTCTTCTTCTGCTTTCATTTTTAAGAAACGTTGGAAAAATTCTTGCGCTTTATATCCTTCAGTTAATCTTTCAGCTCTTTGCTCACCTTCTGTTCTGTTACCTTGAATGACTTCAGTACGAGCATCAATGTTATTCATTGATTGTGGCATTTGTACTCCACCCTCTTTGATGAAAGCTTCACGGCTTTGTGGATACATATCAGGAAACGTATTAGCCATCAAAGGATTAAAAGTACGATCTGATGCCATAGGTGTTCGGAAGCTGCTGTATAGCTGAGGGTTGTGTGCTTTATGAATAGCTAGTCCTTGATCACGTACATAGTTCATTTCTGCTTGTGTTTTGGCGGCACCACGTCCTTGCTCGTATTGAACAAGTTGTTTTTCTATAGGAGTTTGTTCAACTATTTGCTCAGGAGAGGGAGGTAAAGATTGTGAAGGAGGTAAAGAGGTTTGGGTATAAATAGAAGACTGATCAAAATCAGGATCCCAACGAAGCCCTCCACCTTCTGATTTAGGTACAACTACAAAACCACCTTTACCAGTACGAGGTTGCGGTACTGGTCCTACAAAATCTTGTCCAGGTACAAATTGTGGTTTACCGTCAACTACTTTGAAAGTACCGGGAGTTCTTTTTCCATATACAGTATCACTTTCTTTTACTTGCTCAGGAAACATTTGATCAAATGCTACACCTGCACCTAGTGAAGCTGGTGTATATAATCCCAAAGAAGCAGCAACACCTAAAGGCCCTGTAGTAGGCACACCAACTAATGCCCCTGCACCTACAGCTAAACCACCTGCTGCCATTTCAGTTGCCGTCTTGGCAAGTTGACGATAAGGATCTCTTCCTTGTTGTGCTGCGTTATACATTTCATATCCGCCAACAGCTGTGTTGGCTAGAGGACCAAGAAGTCTTCCTGCCCCTTGTCTTAATACTGTTTTACCACCTTGTTGTATAACTGTTTTAGGTGCAGAACGACTAACAATGGCTGCTGGATTAACTCCACCATAACGTTCCATACCAAAGCCCATGGGATTATAAGAAGAAGTCATGATTATCTAGTCGTGGTGTGAAGATAAAGGTTGGCACCGATTGCTGTATCAGCTGGCCCTGGAAGTGCTTGGATAAATTCAGCTCCTGATCGCTCATAGCGATAGCGAGCTTGCATGGGATCCTTGTAGTTAGGAACGTAAAGAATCTGTGCGAGACGATTTGTCTCGTACATATATACTTCGTCCCAAAGCTTTAAAGCTTCTTTAATACTACTNGAACGAATTGTTCGATCAACATCACCAATGATNCCTTCAACTCGTGTACTAGGAACTTGGAATTTATCTTCAAATGAAGCTAGCTGTGTTTTTTTCTCTGCAGCTTCACAACGACCAATCTGAAGAATAATTTTGTCATGAAAGACTGCATCAGGAACAGAGTTCAAAGACTCTTCCAAGCGTGCATAGTCACCTGCTGGAACACTAACAACGTAGTATCCCAAATGATATCGAACACGACTTTTATTAAAATCAGATAGTTGCACTGTATGCCGTCGTATTTTGTTATTATAATCTGCATTAATAAAAAAAGCCCCGAAGGGCTTTTATTAAACTCTAACTAAGTCAGCCGCAAAAACAGACTCCCAATCAACACGTTTGATTTGTTTTAACTGTTCCAGACTGTGAAATCGTTCACCCGATAAAGAAAGCTGTAGATCTTTAATTTCTCGTGCAGTCTTTAAACCAATCCCTTTAATGTGATCCGCAATCATTTGAGCGGTTGCCCCATTAATGTTTAAACGTGTTTCGGGAGGGAACTTACGAATTTCTTCTTTAGAAGCTGCATCCTTAACTTGAAGCGTTTGAACCTTTTTGGTTGCTTTTTCGTCTGGAACAACTTCTGTTTTATAAGCGGTAAATACGCGACCGTCCTGATCTTCGATCATGAACCATTCGCCATCATCCCACTCACTAACAACTTTAACTCGCGCTCCTGTTTTTACGTGCTGATAAAGCATAAGGACCAGATTGAATCTCTGGTCCTATCTTACATTAATTATCAGCTAACGATGCGATTAGGGAGATACTGCTCCATATCGGAGTAAGCTACTGCCACATCAGGACGAATGTAACAAACTTCAACAAGGATGTAACCCGTACGTTTAGCTGCTACGTCATCTGCATGTAAAGCAAAACCACCGTTTAATGCTGTTGCATTAGTAGTTGCTTTTGAATAAACATCAAAAGTAGTATCAGTAGTTAGCTCTTCGTACAGCCATTCCTTAGCCAAAATACCTGTGATGTTTTGGAAAGGGTTGGAACCATAGCCAGCAGAGCCTGCAGCGATGTTATTAGAGGCGGCAGTAAGATTGGCACCTTCAACAACACCAGAGGTGCTGACAGGGCCTGCAGGGCCGAATGCAATAACTTGCGTAGCACCTGAGGTTACCAGGCCGCTTTCTGCAACACGACCATCTCCCCAGCCTTTGGCTACGGAAATGTTTGTGCGGTAAACATATGAAGGACGGGTAGTATCAGCTGAAACTACCATTCCTGTGATGTCAGTACGGGTATCATCATTCCTATAAGGTGAAGGAATAATGACACTAGCCGTTGACGTGTAGCCTGTTGCTGTTACGGGCACATAACCACGTAACTGATAGAACTGCCAACCGGGGTTAGCAAGAACTGAGGTAGGTCCACCGTTGGAAGCATCGTTAGAGCCACTATCGTTGGTATCAATATTCTTGTACCAACCATTAAGAGGTTCGTTGAAGTTACCTGGGTAGATCTTCTTAGCAGACAAATAAGACATTTATCACTCCAAAATAATGTTGAGTTTTATTTTTATCAGACAGAGCCGTCGTCTTGGACGAAGCTGAAAGCATTTGTGATGAAATCTTTGTTCAAGATTTCAAAACCAGCATACAGTTGCCAAATCAGGATGATGAAACGACTGAAGTCATCATTGTTGTTAATGAGAACTTGAGCGTTAGGACCGCCAATACCAACACCAACGGACTGAGGACCGAAGAAGAAACCTTGTGCTACTTCTTTAGAAGCGTAGTTAGCACCTGCATCGAAAGAAGCAGTTACGTTCTTATTGGGGAAGTTGGTTGACTCGAAGAATTTAACACCTTCAAATTGAACGCCAGTAGGCATTACAGGTTCGCCTGCAAGGAAATAACCTTGTCCAGCCTGTGGTCCCATGTAGAAACTGGAGTTGTTAGGCATCATGGGGTTAGCCATGTACATGCCTTGTCCAGGATTACCTGCGTAACGTGCAATCTCACGGAAGTCGGGGTCACGACGTAAGTGAAGCATGAAGGTAGGATCGCAAATACAGCGATACAGACCATCGGTGAACGTAGGTACGTTGCGCTTACGTAAATCCTTAACTGTTTCTAACAGGTCAGTACGAACAGAGAACTGTTGCACTTGATCAGCATATTCAGCAGCTGTGTAAGAAACACGGCCAGTTGCGTCTTTTTGCTTACCACCTGCAAAGTAGTAACCACCCTGTGTTGTAGAGGCAGCACCATTAGCTTCTGCTTTTGCAAGTTCGTCAATGAAGACGCGGTCACGCCAACGACGATAGTCATCAAGCAGCGTCAAGCTACCGATTGACTGGTGGAACATGTTCAGGTTGCCTGTATCAAGCAGCAAACGCTGAGCAGTAATAAGGGTTTCACGCGCAATCTTAAAAGTAGAAGGCTGCGTAGGATCACCTGGGTCCGCAGGACCGGTGTATTCCTTAAGCACCACAAGGACTTTNTCCTTAGTGATGTTACGGCTATTAGCTGTGCCAATAGTCTGATCNGAAATACGCTCACGGCTATCTTTAGTNCCAGGAGTTCCCCAGAACTTATAGCGATCAAGCTGTACTGTTTGGCCGGGTTGTGAGGTGAAGTCATGTACGACNACNGGCTCAACAGCCATTTCACAGACATAGGCNGGATGCGGACGGTAAAGTTCCGCGCCTAAAATCTTAGGAAAATCATTATCAAGAAACACTTGCTTCTATCCTCCAGATATTTGGAAAAAGTAATTAATCGGGTGAAAGATTCGGGCAGTCTATTGCCCTATCTAAAGAAAATTTTAGCAGTCTGTAATTTATTAGACTGCTTTATGCATAACCTTGCATATTAAGACGAGAGTTTCTCGTATTAGATGAGCCTGGTGCTTCAGGATCAATCGGAAGACCCGCCATATTACCAATGTTGGCAATACCGCCGCCTCCTAGACCTCCTAAGCCGCCTGCGCCTAGCATTAAACCAGCACCATAAGTAGCCCCAACATAAGGAGCTGCTTTTGCAGACATAGCAGCAATACGTGCATAATCTTCTACATCTTTCGGTGTTTGAATTACACGTGCATTTGCCATCTCTTGGCCTGTTTTTTTAAAACGCTCTTTAGTTGCAACGGGTGAATAGTATTTAGCAAGTTGAGGCAGCCGACGAGATGCCAACGCACCAAGGGCACCTGCCCCTAAAGCTTCTAAACCCATTCGTCCAGGTGATTCATAATTAGATTCACCTGAAGACATGTTACCTAAAGTAGCCAAACCGGCAGCACCAAGGCCACCGGTTGCCATCAAAGCTCCAGGACTCTCTAAAAGGTCTTTTGCATATCTACCTGCAAGCTTCATCATTGGATCACTCCATAACAAACAGTTTGTTTGCCATAACACGAGGATCAGCTTGGTTCATAATGCGCCAAGCTTGACTTGGATCTACATCCATCTGTTGCTTAAAGCTACCCCAGAAATCTTGAGGAGCTTGTGGTGCTTCTGCCATTGGTGGAGCAGGGAGACCAGCAACATTCATGCCAGGTTGTTGTACCTGAGCAGTGGGATAACCACGAGTTTCAAGATCAGCTTCAGTCTCATACACAGGGCATGGACCTTCAGGACCGAAATACTTCAAGGTGTAATCAGACAACACATCGGGATTCGTTAAAATCTCGTTATATGCCAAGTTTTCTTGGTGCTCTTGAACAGCAAAGTTTGCATATCCAGTAAGAGTGTGTGTTGCTTGCTTGCCCCAAGAGACAGCACTATCGAGCATCCCTTCTAGGTTTAGGGCGTACTGATTTAGAATTGCCGGAGCTTCTGTTCCGTAATTCGACACCACCATCCGACTTTCCGGACTCCACTGCAGCAGATCCGCCACGTCCCCCAATGAGTTGATCGAGGAGGTTGGGGAAGAGTTGTTGTAAGAGGTCTGGTTTGTTGGCCATGTCTGCGGAGCCGATTGTGCCGAGGTCGATGCCTGGGCTTGCGGTACTCCGTAATTGGCTGGACTGTATTGAGTCGTCGGTGATGGTTGACCCTGGAATGGGGATTGCACCGGACTTCCCAACAGATTGACTACCCTGTTGAAGGCCGATTCCCATGGGTTGCCCTGGGCTGCCGCCGATTCCTGGGATTGGGGGGCGAATGCTGACGGGGCGGACTGGTAACTGGTAAGTCCCTGAGGTGCGGCCTGGGGAACCGCCTGGGGGTAGTACGTTCCCACTTGGGCCGGAGCTACTTGTGTTGGAGCTGCCGGTGCTGCCGGTGCTGCCGCCACGTAATTGCTCGGAGCCACCGCTGGTTGTTGGGGGCTCATCTGTGGGATCGATTGGACGGTAGCGTCCTGCATAGCTCATCTCCTTTTGTAATGCTTCTAAGGTTCGATACAGATAGGGAGTAAGGTCCAAACGTGGATCTGCCGCCATGGGTAAATCTGGAGCTTGAGGGTGGGGAGTCTGCATCATTCCCCCCACTAAACGAGAAAACTGGGAATAAGCTCCCTGTAATTCGTTGACCATCCTGAACGGGAAGCCTGAAAGCATCTCCGCTCTTTCCTCTTCAGTTTTTGAAGGGAAAAGATATTTCAGTGCTTCTATGCTATCAACTCCTAACTCTTGTAAGTTTCTAACAACAATAGAGTTATTTAAAATGTCTTGAGTTGAGTCTTCATACACAGGCCCTAACCAACGCCAAAGCATTGTGATATCACCATCAGGAATTAAACCTTTAACACCTGGCGGAATCATTTGTGCTTTAACGCAAGCCATCATGAGTTCTTTCATCCTTGCATCAAATGAAGCAAGAGCTTCGTTATACATTGCTAGCTCTTCTGGTGGTGCATTCTCAGAAGGAGGAATTGGCTTTTCAAATTTTGCAGCTGCAGCCAATGTATTTTTAAATAACTGTTCCTCTTGATAAATAATTAATTCAAGACAACGGCATAAACCGTGTGTATAAATAGCATTTGCTTTTTTCTTTGATGTGGCTGATACTCGTCCAAATAATGATTTGTATTCAGTTGCTGTGACACCAGCTGAAATAGATAGTTCATCAACACCACCTAAAGCTGTTCTTATCTCTTCTCTGACTTGACGAACAAAAGCATTTTGGTCTCCTGAAATAGCATCAGGAACAATGTAACCAACACGATCATTTGGTTCAAGGTTTGCAATGACTCGTGGGACTCTGATTTGTCCATCAACTCCACGACTAACTGGATCTTGTTTAAATGTAGAACGACTTAAATTAGCGGGACTAGTGAAACCTGAGTTAGCTGCAATGGAAGGGCGTTGTGCTGCACCGTCTCCACCTGACTCCATTAAGTCAGTTTTAGGTCGTGATGATAGTAAGGTTGGGTTACCAAAGAATTGTAAGTTCTTACGCATGTTATGCACAAGATTATCGTGAATAACAATGTGATTGGCAAGGGCATCAAACTCACCACTACCCTCCATAGAGAATCCCTTGGGGTTATTAAAAATTTCAACACAAGGAATAAAACGTAAAGTATTAGGAAACTTTTCAGTTCTACCTGGCATTTGTACATTGACATTATCGAAAGACATCTCACCATCGGAATGCGTTTCTTCAATGGTGCTGTCTTTAATTGATAAACGAATATAACGTTTTTGTCCTGGTGTTTGGTTGGGGTCACCAGTTAAGTTATAAGTGCCTATGTCTTGGAAACCTGAATTTGGTTTTTTAACTTTATAACTATAGATAATTACAACTTCTTCTAGNTCACCATCAACGTTGTAATAAGAGCGGTACTCATGACTACGGAAATAATANANACGATAATTATTTTCAGTAGGACGAATATAAAAAATTCCTTTCCCGTCACATAAGAAATAATCCCAGATTGAATCTAGGCGTGTATCTAATTTGTTATATTTAACAACTTTATCAATAAAGTCTTTTCGTTGAGCACCAAAGTTATCTTGTGAGGGAAAAAANTCAACTCCTTGGCGNACACCAAAAAGTTTCATCTGTGCAATATGAGANGCGACAATACCTGTATCAACACCAGCGCCACCATCACGCTCAATATAAGCATCAACAATTTCTTTAAGACGAGACGTAGCGTCAGCCATTTAACTATTTACTACTCTTTTGTTTATACATCCTAGCAGCTTTGCCTGCTTTTTTAGCTTTGTCTGTATTCGCAACAAACTGTTTTCCTGTGCGAGAACCTTCTCGTTTCTTGCGATCAGTGTCTTCACGTTCTTCTTTTGAAAGCTTGGCCCAGGCTTTTTTGGGTAGGTAGCGTTTGGTCGTACCGTCAGATTGGATTGCTTTGTCTGCCATGATTAACGTTGAATTGTGTAGTCAATTTCATAGGGTTTAAATTTAAAGGGTAAAGCATACATCAAAGAACGGCCTACTTCTGACATGGGACTAGCTGTTGTGTCTTTACCTCTGGCTTTTATGTATTTCCCAAAGTCTTTTTGTTCTTCTGTTAAGAGGTGGCTTATATCTTTTAAATCACCTGTTTTACGATTAATGTACAAGCCAGGGTCAAACGCAGCTCGTAAATTATTAATTGCTTTGCGTGGTTGAAATTGACCACTAACCAAGTCAGGATCTTCTGATTCATTTTCCATATCATAAGTATCTCTAACACGAACAGTATCAGGAGCTACTTCAGCATTGAAACGTCCTAGTGTTTGAGACGCTACTTGATCACCGTCATGGTATGGCATAGTTGGACCAGAAAAGGGTATTCCTGGCCCAGCGGCACGTGTCCACTTAGGCATTATTTTTGTCATTTTAGAAATATCTCCTTCAGCGGCATCTTCTCTAGAACCCCAGGTAGGAACCATTTCCATTATTCCAGGGAATTTTTCAGTTGCTTGAACTAAAGACCTTTCGGTAGATGGGTCTAATTGTAAGTTGGTATTCCCAACACCTGTCAAGTAACGTCCAAATAAATTTACTCTGTCAGGCAGCCTATTTAAACCTGCTCCCGCGACAGATTTAATTCCGTCCATTAATTTTCCTGCTAAATCCATTATGGTTTCTCCATATACTTCCCTGCAAGCTTGTCAATTTTTTTAGCTTGACCGGCGTGCATCTTGGCACTACCTTTCAATTGTTTTGAAATTTTTTGTAAGTCTTTTTTAGCTTGTTTCATGATTTTTTGTCCTTAGCTTTTTTGGCTGCCGTAGCAGCTTTCTTACCTTTTTCATATTGATCTTTAGTTTGCCAATCTTCTTNACCCCATTTCTTTAAAGATTTTTGCTTCTTTCCTTCTCCACCTTTGTACCCGCCACCAGCTTTCTTNTACTCGGAAGCTACGAGTTGTGCTTTACGTGCTGACCATTGTCCTGCTTTACCTCCCTTGGTGCCTTTCATGACACGGTCTTTAATCCGTTCACGAACACCTGGCTTTGTATATTTAGAGTCGTCTTGTGCCATTACCGTAAATCTCCTTGACGCATTGCTTCTTCAATAGCTGCGTTTCTTTCTTGTGCACGAGTACCAATAAAATTAAGGGCTGAGCCCATACTTCTTGGTGTACCGTCAGGATTATATCCATACAGTCCAGTACCTCCAAGAGGTTGTGCTTCTAACCCTTGTGGCATGAAAGGACTTAATAAAGCATTTCCATATTCGCGAATATAAGGTAATTGGTCTGTAATGAAATTACCTAAGAATTGTGTGGGGTTCATTAGCTTACGTATTTATTTAAAAACCCAGCAGCTAATGCTGGATACTGATCTGCTTGCCCTGCTTGTGGTCCCATATAAAAACCTGCATTATTGGCTAAAGGTAATGGAAAAATTTCTCGTCCCATATTACGTTTATCTAATGGAACACCTTGTTCTGTTTGCCGAAGAAAGTCTCTTGTCCTACGTGCACCTGGGAAACGCGGATCATTCATTAAGTCAAACCTGTTCATAGGATTTTGAGCTATATGAAAGCCGTCTCGACTAGGCGGAATATTCTGAAATGCCCCATCATAAATACCTCCGCTATAGCGAGGAGAACGATAAAAAGGATTTTCTGGATATGCTTCTTGATCAGATAAGTAACCACGACCCGGATAATAGGTTCTAGGTATTTCATCCATCATGTCTGGGTATCCTTGTTGTTGTCCTACTAAACTATTCATTTTTAAATACCTTTAGTTGACACGTTAGAGAAGCCTGCGCCTTTACTTCCTGGTCCTAAGAAGGAGGCTGGTGCCACATTCCTGGAAGGACGTGGGGAACTTACATTACCTTCTG